TCGTAAATACTTTCACCTTAGGGTATTAAAGGATATTGTTGAGCCTGAGACTGAAGCCATGCTGTACGGCACGAGATTCCATGAGTCTGCGGAAAATTACATAAAGAGCGATGTTCCGTTGATTCCCGCATTTGCTTTTGCGAAACCAGTGCTTGACAATCTGAAGCAGATTAACGGCGAGAAGCTATGTGAGTACGAGATGGGTATTACGGAAGACTTGCAGCCGTGCGCCTTTGATGCCGAGAACGTTTGGTTTAGGGGGATCGCTGACTTGTTGATACTAGACAGAGAGAAGGGCGAAGCGCGGGTTATAGATTATAAAACAGGTAAGTCTGCCAAGTACGCAGACCCTGACCAATTAGAACTTATGGCATTATGTGTGTTCAAACATTTCCCGGAAATTAAGAAAGTCAAGGGGGGATTGTTGTTTGTGGTGTGTAATGCCTTTATCAAGGGTAGCTACGACGCAACGAACCAAGACATGCTGTGGTCTAAATGGGTTAAGTCGCATAGTAGAATTAAGATTGCATACGATAACGACGTGTGGAACCCAAAGCCGAGCGGGCTGTGTAAGAAGCATTGTTCGGTGACAAGTTGTTCCCACAATGGGAGAGCATAATGCCTTATACAAAAAGTCCAAGACCGTACAAACATGAATACGAAATGCAGCAAAAGCGTGGTGAGACACCTGATCGCATGGAGCGCCAACGTGCGCGTAGAGCGTTAGACAAGAAGGGTGTAGACCGCACAGGCAAGGACGTGTCCCACGTCAAAGCACTAGCAAAGGGCGGCAGTAATAAAGATGGGTACTACTTAGAATCGCCGACAAAAAATCGTGCGCGTAACGGACACAAAAAAGCAAAATAGTTGTTGACGTAGGTTTGAATTAAGATTAAATTAGAAATTGCTTGGTAGTTTCGATGCTCCTTGCAAACTAATACGACTATCGTAAGGTACGAGTGGGTAGTCGGGGGCGTTTAGATATTTTGAAACCCTATAACCGTACCAGTTGACACGCGACACCTACGCGGGAATCAACACATGTTGGGACTTTACTGTTGTACTTGGGCAGAACTAGACACCTAGTTCTGCCTATTTCTCTTTCTTTAAATTTATGCAAATAATAGAAAACAAAGCCTTACTACTACAGCTACGTGACCCCGAAAAAGTCACAGCAATCATACCGAAGAGTAAGTCGCTTGGAGACAACAAAGTCTTAGTGCATTGGGGATTAGACGAAGCTCAGGTACTCAAGAATTTAAAGATTAGGAATGTACCAAGCCCTATACTTTCGCAATACAACTGGCCCGGCCTTTATAAACCATTCGATCACCAGAAAACAACCGCATCGTTCTTAACGCTACACAAGAGGGCGTTCTGTTTAAATGAGCAGGGTACAGGTAAGACAGGCAGCGTTATATGGGCTGCGGATTATTTGATGAAGCAAAAGAAAGTTAGACGTGTCTTAGTAATTTGTCCGTTGTCGATTATGGATTCGGCGTGGCGGGCTGACTTGTTTAAGTTTGCGATGCACCGCTCTGTAGATATTGCATACGGCGCGGCGGATAAACGCAGAGAAATAATACAAAGCACTGCCGAGTTTGTCATTATTAACTACGACGGTGTTGAGATTGTATCGGACGTGATTGAAAGCGGTGGGTTCGATCTTATTGTTGTAGACGAGGCTAACGCATACAAGAACGCGCAGACGGTACGGTGGAAGACTTTGAATCGTTTGATCAAGCCGGATACGTGGTTGTGGATGTTAACAGGTACACCTGCGGCGCAATCGCCAGTAGATGCGTATGGGTTGGCTAAGTTAGTAAATCCTACTGGTGTGCCACGTTTTGCTACGGCGTTTAAAGACATGGTGATGTACAAGGTGGGTCAGTTTAGATGGATTCCAAAGCCGACTGCGCTGCAAACTGTATTCGATGCACTACAACCCGCCATCAGGTTTACTAAAGAGGAGTGTCTTGACTTACCTGAGATGACCTACGTTAACCGGGAAGTACAGCTTACTAGTCAACAACAAAAATATTATACGATGATGAAGAACCGTATGGTCATGGAAGCAGCGGGGGAAGAAATAACTGCTGTGAATGCCGCGGTCAATCTTAATAAACTATTGCAAATATCTTGCGGTGCAGTATACGCAGACAACAAAGAAACTATTGAATTCGATATTAAAAATCGTTACGCTGTGTTGAAAGAAGTCATCGAAGAAGCGAACAACAAAGTCCTTGTATTCGTACCGTTCAAACATGCGATTGATTTAGTTACTGCCAAGCTAATCGAAGACGGTTTTAGCGCAGAGATAATTCGTGGTGATGTATCCGCAGCAAAACGTACCGACATCTTTAAACGATTTCAAGAAACACCTGAGCCGCGAGTCCTTGTAATACAACCACAGTCTGCTGCACATGGAGTTACGTTGACTGCTGCTGACACTGTTGTGTGGTGGGGGCCGACAAGTTCATTAGAGACATACGCACAAGCTAATGCACGTGTGCATAGGCCGGGTCAACGACACCCTTCAGTAGTTATTCACCTACAAGGTTCTAATGCAGAAAAACATGTTTATAAAATACTAGACAGCAAAATTGATATACACACAAAAATTGTAGACCTTTACAAAGAATTGCTTGACTAAGGCAATAAGTAGCATTAAATTACAAACCCCAACAAATAGGGAGAAGAGAAGATGGAAAACGAAAGCCCCGAAATTCCGGTGGATAAATTAGTTCGTGTATACATAAAGATGCGTAAAGCACGAGACGCAATTAACGCCGAATACAATGAAAAATTAAGTAGCATAGAGAATCAGATGGAGCAGGTTAAACGCGCTTTAGCTGATCACTGCAAGACTAAAAATGTAGAGAGTGTTCGTACTGAATCTGGTTTGTTTTATCGCACTATCAAACGCCGCTATTGGACAAACGATTGGGAGTCTATGGGTAGGTTTGTAGTTGAGAACAACATACCTGAAGTGTACGAGAAGCGACTACATCAAGGGAACATACAAGAATTTTTAGACCAGAATCCGGACAAGTTGCCCCCCGGACTAAACGTCGATAGTGAATACGTTATTACAGTAAGGAAAAACTAATGGAACCACATTACGTAACAATCATTGAGGTAGCAAAATATTTTAATGTGTCTGTATCGACCGTACGTGGTTGGATCAGAAGCGAGAGTATCCCGCCTAGCACATACCTAAAGTTGGGTAGCACGTACCGCTTCAGACTTCCTGAGGTTGAGGCTGTGTTGCGTAACGATACGCCGCAAGAAGTTGAACCAAAAGTAGTAACCCCCAACCCCAACCAATTAGAGTTGGATTTTAACCCCGATGAAGATATTTAGGAGAAGATAACATGAGTGATATGACTCTGTTTAAAGGCGGCGTTCCCGCCTATTTGAAAGAACTACAAGACGATGCAACTAACTCTATTGCAGGTGGTAGCGGTGATCTTGGGCAGTACCGTATTTCTATTAAAGGCGGCGCGTTCCGCGAGATGATGGGCAACAAAGAAGTACGTGTTAGTGAAGAACGTGCGATGAATGTCATCATTGTCAAGGCCGCACCGAATGTTTATCGTTCGTTTTACTCAGGCATGTATGTTGAAGGGCAAAATGCATCACCTACTTGTTGGTCGCTAGATAGCCAAACTCCTGCTGATACTGTACCTGCGGATCAAAAACAATCTGCACGTTGTATGGACTGCAAACAGAACATCAAAGGTTCTGGTCAAGGTGAAGGGCGAGCCTGTCGCTATCAACAACGTATTGCCGTGTTGGTAGAAGGTGAGACTGATCTGCATAAAGTTGCACAAGTTATTCTGCCCGCTACGTCGGTGTTTGGTGAAGGTGAGAAGGGTAAGTTGCCTCTGCAAGCCTATGGTCGCCACTTGAAAGCACACAACACCCCAGTAGTCGGCGTAGTTACTGAGATGCGTTTTGATATTAACAGCCCAACACCTAAGCTGTTCTTCAAGCCAGTACGTCCTATTACTGAAGACGAGTTTGAAGCAGTCAAGGCGGTGAAGGATTCTGCTGATGCCAAGAAAGCGGTAGAGTTTATTGTTACTCCACCGAAAGCTAAGGAAGAAGGTAGCGAGGAAGAGTTTGCCCCCGCGCCGAAAGCACCGAAAGCACCGAAAGTCGAAGCAGAGAAAGTAGAAGAGCCAAAGAAAGCCGCGTCAAAGAAGTCATCAGAGCCAGCACCTGAGTTGGCGAATCTGGTAGATAACTGGGACGATTAATCTTTCGGGGGAACTATGTTACCAACATAGTTCCTCACCTTTTCTTTCTCTGGACGGACATGCAAACAATAGAATTTTTAAAGTCAGTCCTGAGCGATGAAGGTTACTACTGCACTATCAGTATAGATATAGCTACTGAAGTAACAGTGCGGAAGTTACACTCCTCGATTGAGGAAGCGTATGAACGTGCAAAGAATATTCCGTTGGAAGGGTTCGATGCGTACTTTTCTACGGCTACGTTTGAAACTGATAAATCGAGTAAGGCTGCAAATGTAAAACACAAGAAAGCATTCTACTTAGATATTGATTGCGGCCCGACTAAGGCAGTGCCCAACGACAAAGGTGTTATTGAAGGGTACATAGATCAAGCAACCGGGCTTGCCGAGTTACGTAAGTTCTGTAAGTTAATGTCCTTACCTAAACCTACACTGGTTAATTCCGGTAGAGGTATTCATGCGTACTGGCCTTTGACTGAAGCTATATCGGTAGACGATTGGTATCCAGTAGCAGAAAAACTTAAAGAAGCATGTAAACAAAACGGTTTAATAATTGACCCCTCGGTTCCGGCGGATGCAGCACGTATCTTACGAGTACCTGAGACGCTTAACTTTAAAGATGCCCCACCGTCAAATGTAGGTATTGTAGGAGAGCTTGCGCCTTCAGTATTGCTAGAAAGATTTGCAGAATGCTTTGAAGACGTTACTGTTAGCAGCAGTAGGTTTGTGCCGAATGTAATGGATGACGTTACTAATGCGTTAGCAGGTAGCTATAGTAATTCGTTCAAGCTGATTATGCAGAAGACGGTAGCAGGTAAGGGATGTGCACAGCTAGGCTATGCGTTCACTAATAGAGCCAGTATTGGGTACTCGTTATGGATCGCCGCGTTGTCGGTGGCTAAGTTTTGTACGGATGGTGAGAAGGCAATACATAAGTTATCGTCGGGGCATCCTGACTACAACCCAACAACAACTGAGAAACGTGTAGCATCAATCAAAGGGCCGTACCGGTGCACAACGTTCGATGAGTATAACCCCGGAGTGTGTGGCGATTGTCCATTCAAAGGTAAGTTTGGTAGTCCGATTGTGCTTGGGCGTGAAGTTCAAGAGGCGAGTGGCGAGGATAATATTGTTCAAGACCGCCCAGAAATAGATATTGAGATACCACTACAGACGTACGTAATTCCGCAGTACCCAGCCCCATACTTTCGCGGTAAGGCAGGGGGAGTGTTTAAGAAAGCCAAAGACAAAGAAGGCGACCCTATTGAAGTAGCGGTGTACCACAATGATATGTACATCACACGGCGCTTGAACGACCCAGACGTAGGTGAGTCAGTTGTTATGCGTTTGCATCTACCGAAAGACGGGGTAAGAGAGTTTACTGTACCTCTGGTTAACTTGTTGTCTAAGGATGAGTTTAGAAAAAGTGTCGCCCCAAAAGGGGTTGCGGTGTTAGATATGGGAGAACTTATGTCGTATACAAATTCATGGGTGAACAAGCTGCAAGCTACAACTGCCGCCGATTTAGCCCATCGTCAATTTGGTTGGTCGGATGACCGTAAGATAGCGTTTATTGTTGGTGAGAAAGATATTCGTGGTGACCGTGTAGATATAAACCCGCCATCAAAATCTACTTCCACATTGTTTTCGGCGTTCCAAAGCAAAGGAACTATTGAAGGTTGGCGTACCATCATGGGGTTCTACAACCGACCTAAGATGGAGCTTCATCAATACGTCATTGGGTTGAGCTTTGGTTCTCCGCTTGTGGCGTTTACGCCGATCAATGCTAGTCTGTTTCATATGTATAGTAAAGATACAGGCGTGGGTAAAACTACAGCATCGAAAGCAGCGTTGGGTATTTGGGGTAATCCTGATCAGCTAATCATGCAGGAACAAGATACACCGAACTCAAAGATGAACCGGCTGGAGATGTTGAAGAACGTCTTTGCTGTGTTCGACGAGTTAACCAATATTGAACCTAAAGACGCAAGCGATATGATGTACCAGATTACTGGCGGTTTGCAGAAGAACCGTATGTCCGGTAAAGGCAACGAAGAAAGATTCCGTGGAGCACCGTGGCACACTAATGGAGTCAGTACAGGTAACACTAGTTTGTTAGAGCGGGTTAGCTTGTATAAAGCTGTACCAAAAGCGGAAGCGGGTCGCGTACTTGAATACCGAGTTGAGCCACATAAGTTTGATAACAAAGCCGAAACAGATGATTTGAGTGTTGCAATTACTCAGCACTATGGTCATGCGTGTATACCGTACATGCAGTATGTAATCCAAAACCTAGCAGAAGTTAATGAGCTATTTAAAGATACCCAAAGACGTATTGATTTAGCAGCGGGTTTGTCTCAGCCGCATCGGTTCTGGTCAGTTCAGGCAGCATCGAGCATTACAGGGTTGACCATAGCCAAACGAGTTGGCTTAATTGATTTTGATATTCAAGCGATTGTGGCGTGGATTATTGATGTACTGATCACGGCGAAAGCAGAGTTAGCCACTATGAGTGGTACAGTTGAAGACCTTTTAGCCAGCTATCTGTCCGAGAACTATAACAACGTAT